GATGATATACTGAACGCCGACGATCTTTCTGCCACTGACAAGAAAAACATTGTGTCATTGTTAGAACGGCGTGATCGGCAGGTGGCGAAAGATCACCTGAGCGCATTCGTAAGATCAGTAGATGTTCCCGGCGTGCCGCCAGATGAAGATAGCGACGCTGACGAGTATTATCCGATAAGAGTCACCCCAGCCCTGCATCACGAACTGATGATCGATAAGTTAATGGCGACTGAGGCAGGTCAATTAAAGCGGCTGATGCTTTTATTCCCTCCCGGAAGCGCAAAGTCCACCTATGCCTCAGTCGTTTTTCCTACGTGGTTTCTGGGGCGTAGACCGGGCAGGGAGCTGATTTCTACGAGTTATGGCAGCATCCTGCCGAAGAAGTTTGGACGACGTTGCCGAACGCTTTGTATGTCTGAAGATTATCAGGAAATAATGAACACGACAATTGTGCCGGATAACCGGGCAGCAGATGCGTGGACTCTCACAAACGGCTCGACGTATATGGGTGCAGGGATATTGGCAGGGATCACAGGCAACCGGGCTGATGGGCTGATCATCGACGACCCGCTCAAAGGACGCGAGGCAGCCGATTCTCTGGTAATCCGTGACAAGACGTGGGAAGCATACGTTTCGGACCTTAGAACGCGATTGAAGCCCAAGACAGGCTGGATTATTATGATCCTGACCCGCTGGCACGAAGATGATCCAGCTGGTCGTATTCTGCCAGAGGATTACAACGGTGAATCAGGCTGGATTCAAGCACGCGACGGAGAGATGTGGTATGTTCTAAGTATACAGGCAGAATGTGAACGTGCAGATGATCCGTTGGGGCGCCAGCTCGGTCAATATTTCTGGCCTGAGTGGTTTCCAGAAGGATTCTTGGAGCAGGAGAAGATTTCTCAGGGTGATCGCAACTGGACAAGTCTATACCAGCAGCGACCCAAGCCATCAGAGGGATCATACTTCAAGCGTGAATGGGTCAAGTGGTATGATCCAGAGGATGAGCCAGAGCGTGCCAATACGTACGGCGCAACTGACTTTGCAGTAAGCGTGGACAAAGGCGACTGGACTGTCCATTTGACTGTCAAGGTTGATCCGTTCCAGAATATTTATGTCACCGATTTTTATCGCGCCCAAGTCGATACGGGAACATCAGCAGACACGTTTATTGCAATGCTTAAGAAGCATAAGCCAGTGCTTGACTGGGCATTTGCAAAGCAGCAGATCGATAAAGCAGTTGGTCCGTTCCTCAGACGAATGATGCGTGAGTTTAAGGCAAGCGCGACAGTCATTCACGAAATGCCTGAGAATATGAACAAGGCGGCTAAAGCGTCGTCGATTCGTGGTCGTATGTGGCAGGGATATTTCTATCTTCCAAGATGGCAGCCGTGGTCACAGACGATTATGGATGAACTGATGGCATTCACGGGCGAGGACGATGGCGTTGACGACATTGTTGACGCATTGGCACGTATCGGACAGTTGCTGGACGATATGCGTGGACCGGGCAAGCACAAGACCCGTGGACCCGTTGGGCTGTTCACGCCTGACCACATTAAACAGATGGTGAAGCAGCTGGCAGACCAGCAGAAGAAACAGTGAGATGCCTGTAATCAGAAAGCCAAAGTCACCACTGGATTTTTTGGGTGAAGATAATCTTTTTAGGAAGATCGGGCAGTATATGCTGCCAGAAGACCCTGCTGAAGCGGCACTGGATTTAGCTGGTCCGATGTCTCCTGTCGTTGGAATGGCAAAGCGTGGGATGTCCGCAGCGCAGAAAGTAGCAAAGGAAGCATTTAGAGGGAAACCAACTGGTAAGCGCCAATTAAGCGTTGAGGATTTTTTAGGAGATGGTAAGGTTATAACTTCTGAAGATTTATTTTTAAAGCCAGAACTGTTAGAGTCCTTTCCAAAAATTGCAGTAAAAAATGAAAAGGGCGAGGTGTTTAGTGCGGTTGCAGGAGAAAACAATATTTTTAATCACTCAGATTTAGCGATTAAAAATAACATCCCTGTACAATTAACTGAGCCGGGTTTTCTCTTGCCTGATGGCACGTTTGTCTCGCAATATTGATGCCTGTATTTCCGTGGGTTGAAGTATCATTGGGACGAGCCGTACCCCACGGCTCAAGAACTGAGATAGGAGGCGCATAATGGCCAAAGCAAAGAAAGCAGCACCCAAAAAAGCAAAGAAAGCGTCTGCGAAGAAACCAGCCAAGAAAGCAGCACGCGCAAAGAAGATGGAAAAACTGTTATTTTCACGGGCTGAACGCAACTGGCTCGACGATGTGATTTCATTCTTGGACGGTGCAGCAGATGGCATGGATGCGCATCCGACGATTGAGAAGAACCTGCGCGTTGATGCTGCTAAGTATAGAGACTTGATCTCGTAACAGTTATTTTTCTTCGCATCATTTTTGGATTATAATTTAATAGGAGCAGAGCGTTATGGCTTGGACACATCACAGAGTACAGACATATAACGTGGACACGGGCCTGTATCACCTGAATTACTCCGGCCAAGCAGATGGTTCAGACCTGACGGATTATGCGATTATGGATGTATCTGCATCACCTATTCATTTCGGCAGCGTGCCGTCATCAGGTCGCATCCTGTCGTTGAGAATGTGTGTTTCCGGTGGACTGTTTGCACGTCTGGAATGGGATGCCACAACAGACACGCTGATCGTCGGCGGTGGTGGCCCTGTCAAACTTGGCTGGGGTTATCCAGATGTCGGTCCGCTGATCAATGCTGATATGGTAGATTTGAATTCTGCCGAGTTTTTACAGGACCCGGCGAACTCAGGGCAGACAGGCGACATACTGCTGACCACGATCAACGGCGCCGCAGGTGAAGGCATTTCAATTCAAATGACGGCCAATCTAAAGAGCGCATAAATCTATGGAAACATCTGACATCAAATATTGGCGTGATACGATTGAAATGATGGTCGATGATCGCAAGGAACGCGTAAAGGAATGGCGTCGATTGAAGTCCAAGCTAGGCGTTGGCTATAAGATCGGCAATATGTCAAAAGGCCAAACCATTTACATTGGGCGTTTCTACAAAATTATGCGTGAGCTGATCGCAACTATCGCGTACCGCTATCCATACATCTTTATGAAAGCCGAAGATGATCCTGCTGATCCGAATGCGGGTGATTCACTGATCCAGAATCAGGAAGTGATGGAAGATTTGGTCAATGATGCCCTATCGCTGATGGTGGCAAAGCCACGCGTCAAGCGTTGCATCTTTGAGACTGCATTTTGCAGCCGGGGATTCATCAAGCTGTCAACAATGCCGCGTGAGGGTCGCAGCGCGATGCCTTATACGCCATCGGATCTTGTTCCGCCCGGATTTCCATACATTTCATTCATCCCCACAGAACGCGTCCTTGTCGATCCTCTGGTATGTCCTGAAGATTTCAGGACCAGCAGATTTGTCGTCGAGGAAATGCAGGTGGCGCTGCCAATGCTTTTGAAGGACGAGCGTTTTGAAGGCTCATTCGCACAGATCGAAAGACTGATCAAGCAGAAGCAGGGCAAATCAACGACGCAGGAAGTGGTGAAAGAACTTTTTGCTGGCGAAGCAAATAATCTTACCGAGGAAACGGACCAACAAAAAAAGACGCTGGAAAAAGCGTATCGCTTGGGACTGTTTTCTACAGCGTATGAGGTTCACGATAGAGAAAACAGGATGCGTGCATTTTTCATTGACGGAATCGAAGAGCCGATTGAAGAAATCTCTCATCCTATTTTCACAGATGTTGCGCAACCCGACAGTCCGCAGATGGTTTCTGATCCATTCACAGGCAGACCGCTGCTTTCTCGCGCAACTAGCAATGGCGCACCGACGAAAAAGGAACCGCTGATCGAGGGCGGGTTCCAGTATTTTTCACTGGCGTTTGATGTGTATGATCGGTTCTTCGGCGACGGAATTATGACGTATGCCGAGCAGACGCAGGATGCAGTGGTAAAGAGTGCAACGCGCACCGCCGATTTGCTGGAACGCTTTAAAAGAATCGCTGTTGCAAGCGCATCCGAAGCGGATACGAACGAGAACTTTAAGCGCGACTTACGAGATGTTGAAGATGGTGAAGTTTTGCTGATGGAAAACCCCGACGGGGTTAGGGGGCTGGACTGGGGCGGCGTTCCGACGGACGTCTATCGCTTCTCTGAAACGATGCTTCGCTTTGAAAGCGAAACCGTAAGGTCTGCATCAACAGGCAACCCGGACTCTGCGACAGAAGCCGCCATTGTTGCCAGCGATTCACAGCTGAACAGAGATTACAATCAGGACCCCGTAGAAGAGCTTTGGACGTGGATCGCAAAAGGCACAATGAATATACTGGCGGACGAAAAGCTGGGCGCAGGGGTTGACTATCAAAGCCTGACGACGAAATTCGGGGCTGATCGAATTAAGATGGCGTTGGATATGTGGAAAAACCGGGGTCGCGTGAATATCAGCGTCGCTGCTGGATCGATGAATGTGCTGTACGAGAAATTGCAGAAGGATCGCGCATTGTCGATGGTTAATTTCCTGCGTCAGTCGCCAAATACTGAACAGCTTGAACTGGATCGCTACGTCATTCGTGCACACGGTGATATTGCGCCTGAAAAGTTGCTGCGCAATGATGCAAATACCGACGCAGCCAAGTCTGCTGAACTTGAGAATCAGTGGATGATGGCTTTCCTGACCGATCCGGGCATCACGCAGGGAGAGGACCACGCCACACACATGCGATTGCAGTCACCCGATGCCCTGTCGCAGTACCCGCAGTTCCAGCAACTGCCGCAGGAGCATCAACAGATGGTCGTGCAGCTTGCACAGGGCCATCTGGACGCACACAACCAAGCATTTGCACAGGCACAGGGCAGAGGAGCTCCCTCTGCAAGCGCATCGTTAGATTCGCAGCCTGACAGCATTATAGGTCAGGTCCAGTCTGCTGCGCAGCAGACGCAGGATGTGGTAAGCAGAGAGGCAGAGGACTTGACACAAAGATAGGGCAAAAAAATGACTCTCACACACATTTCAGCTGAACTGGCGAACATTCGGTGTGGACTGGTTTATGCTGAAAAAGATGAAGAAGTAAGAAAGGCAATGATTGACCTGATCGACCTGATGCACAAGGCAGTCGGCGACCAGATGAAGGGAGAGGATAAAGATACCGAAAATCAAATGTGAATTTTGCGAGGCGCGAGTGGAGCAAAAAAGATATGATCAGCATTTAATCCGTCGGCACCCAGAGACAGCAGAAGAAACAGGTGTTTATCCACCTGCACCTGATCCGTATTCACGACGCCTGAAGAAGAAAAAGAGGATGCAGGATTTTGCCGACGCACTGCCACCCGTACCGAGGCCCGAATAATGCCAGTTCACGACTTTAAATGCCGCCACTGTGATGCAGTACGAAGCGATATGTATTACGCTTCAGGAAAATGCCCGAAGGATAATCGTTTGGGCTGCTTGGAATGCGGCAAGCGCAGATGTATGTTGCAACTGTACTCATTAGGGAAGGGTATGGTTTCAAAGACTGCGGTGAATGAAGGTCAAATGAGTGAGCTTGGCTATGGTCGTTATCACCCGCAGTTGGGATTCGTGCTACGTGACTATAATCATAAAAAAGAGGTGATGAAGAGATACAATATGATTGAAACGAATGACCCCGATGGCGGCAATCGAAAATGGAGCGAAGAAGATCATCACGACGAGAGCCAGCCTGATCCCGACAGTGCCAGCGATGTTGTTTGGGGTAGCGATTACGAGTCGATTAAGAATGAAATGAAGAACCCCAAATATCATCGTGGGCAAGGCGTTACAGTCGAAGGAGATGAATAACATGGAAGAACCAGTCAGAAGAACTTTGACGATCACTCAAACATTGAGTCCTGACGGAAATATAGACACACATCTTGAAGGCGAGGGCATTGACGATATGCTGGCTGCTCTTGGAATCCTGCACGGCGCAACAGATGCTGTCCTTACGAATATGATGAAAGAAAAGATGAATGACGGGGAAGGGCAGCCCAATAATCCGACCATTATTATGCCTGACTTTGGAATGGGGCTAAACTGATGCCATTACTTGACACGCCTGAACATATCCGTGAAGAGCTTAACGCTCTGCGCCTCGAAATTGCAGAGTGCGACAGCTTTTACAAAGCGAATAAAATTAATGCCAAAATTATCGATATTTTGGAAGTTTGTCTTTGTTCATCCGACCCCTTCCAAGACTACACATACTTTTGCGAGTTGCCAGCAAGTGGCCATAGTACGCGCACAGGAACAGGCGAGGATGGAGGCAGCGGAGATGGCGATGATAATGACGGACGCCCTGAACCGCCACCTCTCCCGCCTATAGAACCAAATGCACCTGAAGAACACAAAGAATCGATCACAACGCCAACAGTCACAGCCCTGATTAAAAAGGGCCATGAAAACGCAGATGATTCGTAAACCGTTGTAGTAATTATTTCATTTATTGCCTGAACTTTCGCCACCAGCGATTAGTAGGGCAACCCAACGGAAGTGGCATCATTTTCTCACTACGGGGTCGCCGACGAAAGTCGGGATCGAGAAAAGCGATGCTGTCCGTTGGCGTAACGAAGTAGGGAGATGTATAAAATGCCAGAAGAAACCAATGCCCCCACAGAACTTGGCATCGGTCCCGTGTTAGAGAGTCCAGAACGCACCGACCAAAACGATGGCCAACAGGATTCCCTGTTCCCCCCATCTCAAAACGGTGAATCTGTCCACTCAAGCGACACTCCCGGTCAAGGGCAAGGTGGTTCCGCAGATGAGTTTAATTGGCGATCAGTTAATGATCTTCGTAGGCTTGACCTATCCACCGTGCCGGAAAGACAGCGCGAAATGTACGAACATTTCCAGCGTCAGGTCCGCACTGCGCAAGGAGACTCCTCTGCTCGTCTTGAGGACTTGCGTAGACGCGAACAAATGCTGGAAGATCGTCAGAACGAAGTTCTAAAACTTCAGCAACATGTCGCACAGCAGCCCAATGATCCCCGTGCAGCAGGGCAGCAGCAGCGCCCGCAATCGCTGGACCAGATGCTTCAGAATCCGCGTCTGGATCGTGATACCAGAAATGGTATGATGTTAGTCCAGAGGGCGTTGAATGACGCGTTAGAACCGTTCAGACCTCTCTTGGAGCAGTTTCCGCATATACAGCAGCAGATGGGACAAATCAGTCAAGAACGGTCCGGTCAGCTGCGACAAAACTTTGTGAATCAGGCATCTGAAGCACGTGCCAAATTTGGTGATGATATTGATAACTATGCGGCAGATGTTTACCGCATGACAGGAACTGACCCGGAATCGGGATTGCCAATCTCAGAACCGCTTATCAATCGCGCAACAGGACAGCCTCACACAGTTGAGTCGGCCTATCTGATGGTATCTGGAAAGATGCAGCAGATGGCCAACGGGATGCGGGAAGAAGATGCTTCTTTGAGAAGGGAAGCGCAGGATGGAATGGCCGGAGTTGGGGCAGGGGCAGGTGTTCCGACCTCAACAGGGACAGGCACGTTGAACGAAGACCAAGCGAAAGCTGAACTGCGCGACCTCGGATTTGGTAGAGCGTAAGCAGGTCAGTTTTCCTTATTCTTTCATCCTGAACTTGTGAGGAAAAAATCGTGGCTGCACAAACAGAAACCGTAACCTATGACACACTTTTCTCACTCACTGAGCGCACTCGTAAGCCTCGCATTTCCGATAACATCGGAAACAGCCAGCCCACGTTAGATATTTTTCACGCGGCTGGACGTGTAGAGGTTGAGGATGGCGGTGAGTCGATTGAAGAGCGTCTGATGTACGCTTATCAAGATGTTGAGTGGATGAGTGACCGTCAAGCTGTCAGCACTGCTGACAAAGAGATGGTAACAAAAGCCATTTACCCGTGGCGTTTTGCACTTGCTCCGATCAACATCAGCAAAACTGATGAACTCAAAGCACAGGCATCTGAAACTGCCGCTATGGACTTTGCTGAAAGCAAAACCATCGGCGCCCGTCAGGGCTTGCGCACATCCACTAACACTGCGATGTGCGGTGTTGCGACTGGCAAAGTAATGCTCGGCCTGCAAGACCTTATTCGTGACTCTGTGTCTGTCGGGTCATTGGGTGGGATTGATCTTACTTCTGCATCAAACAGCTGGTTTCGCAATAACGCATATACGACTGCTGTGACGGTTACAGCCCAGACCACTGCCAATATCTTTGACGGTTGGGATCAGATCGGTAATCAGTTTGAAGCCGCTTCAGATGTCAACGATGAAGTCACACATATCGGCGCTGGTTCGACGCTGTATAACAAATTGCTGGTCACGCTGGAATCCGGTATGTACACCCGGTTCGGTTCTGGCAATCCGTCGCTTGGTCGTTCCTCTCAGCGTCAGGGAACAGGACCATCTTTCCGTGGCGCAGTTTTGTATAAAGATCGCGCTATTGCCAGTTCACATATCTACGGCTTCAACATCAACACGATGAAGCTGAAGGTTCTGAAAGGCGCTAACTTTATGAAAACTCCGTTTGTCCGCGCTGATGCGACAGGCGTTCTCGCTATGGTCGGGTTCTACCTCGTAGGAATCCAGTTCGTAGCACTGAACCCCCGACGCAACTTCGTGATGACAAGCGCCAGTTAAGTCTTTGCGCGGGGTGTTTTCCGGACAACTCTATGGGGGAGAAGAATGGATGCTGTTAATTCGTCACCCCGCGTAATCATACTCCTTCAGAATTAGGTCTGCCGACTTGCACAATTCTGTTGAGGAAAACCCATCCAACTAGGAGATAGTAACGTGGCACAAACTTATACCGCACAAGGCACGAATGCTAGTGCAACCGAAGGGGGAACTTCGCACACACTGACCCTTGATATGAATGCTGGTCAGATTGGCGTGAAGCAAGCCCTGCTCGACGAGTCCTCGACTCAGAACTCTGCGCTTGGTCAGGGAATGACCCGTGACGATGGCGCACACTTTCGTTATGCTCATTTTGTTTCTGCTGTGAGTGCTGGAAATGTGGCAGCACTGGATATTTCCGCAGCGGGTTTTGCCAGCATCGATGGCAAGTTCACCAATTCTGCTGGGACAGCAAAAGACGATTACGGCACAGACGACAGTGAAATTTATCTGACCGATACCGATACGTTCCAGTCGGAGAATGACGCAGAAAACGTATGGGCAGGCGGTCAGCTTTTCATCACTGATGCCGCAGGCGAAGGTTATGCCTATCGCATCAAAGAACATCCACAGCCCGAAGTAGAACCTGCTACGGCTGGCGCGATCCTGTTCAGGCTGCACGACAAGTTGCGCGCTGCTCTTGACTCAGAATCTTCGGCTGCCGTGCTTGGGCATCCATTTAAAAATCTCGCAGTCGCTAACAACGGCACAGATGATCTTGTTGCTGGTGTTGCGGTCCGCTTAATGACAGCCGCGTATTATGGCTGGGTTCAGACGTGGGGCTGGGCAAACGTGCTGCTCGACGAAACTGCTGGCACAGTTGCAGCAGGTACAGTTGCCGTATTGTCCGATGGTGTTAATGGCGCACTTGAGCCATTGAACATCGCTGCTCACAACTCTGAAGCTGATGTTGCAATTCTGAACTTCGCAGAACCTATTGTCGGCCACTTCGGCTTTGCCGGGGCAGATACCGAATACGGTCCTGTGTTCCTTCGCTTGCAAGGGTAATCAGTCGCCCTTCGCGTAAGCTGCGCCGGGTTTCGTGAGAGTCACCCGGCGCAGTAATCCGACCCCGTAAAAATGACCCCGTAAATGAAAGGCTTAACCGTGAGAATAATCGGCACAGTGAAAATGAGAAACGAAGAACACATCCTGAAAGACACTCTGGATATTTGGGCAGAGTATGTGGATGGTGTTTATGTGTACGACGATTGTTCTGAAGATAACTCTGTTGAAATCGCAAAAGCGCATCCGATTGTGATTGATGTAATTGCAACTGGACATTATGATCCTGACAGGCTAAAGGCTGAATGGTGGAACCGTCAGGAGTTGCTGAAATTTGCACAAAGCAGGCACCCTGAATGGATTGCATATTTTGATGCCGATGAACATCTGTACGAGTTTGACAAATCGATGTTCGACGACAAAAAAGTTCACATCATTGCAACGCAGTGGCACGATATGTATATCACGCCTGAAGATGCAGACTTGCCGATGGATCGATATAAAGAGCGGAGATGGTGCGGTGTAGAATATCGCCAAATTCCGTTCTTTTATCGCAACAGTCCAGAATTAAAATACGACAAGCCCGACCAGCGCATAATGCACCATAAGCGCGTGCCGTTCTACCCGGTCAACGGAGTGATTCAGCACTGGGGCAAAGGGCATTCGCAAATGATATGGGATCGCAAATGTGAGTATTATGGCAACGGTCAGGACTATCAAGGAAAGAAGGGTATCTATGCTGACAAATGGCTTGCGCGAAAAGGGGAAGCAGTTCACGAAGATTATAAATCGGATGATGGCAACCCTTTGCTGCTATGGTCAGAAATTAGAGCGAGATACCAACCGTCAGTACGTGATAAGGCGACACGTTCACAGGGCAAGGTAAACATACCTCCAACAGAACGTCCACAAGAAAAACCTGATTGGGCTGGCGACTATGGTGCATTCGGCAAGCGTCCTGATGAACTGAAGGCGGAGATGGTTGAGATACCAGAGGTGACAGAAGAAACGCCACAGGTAAAAATGAAGGGTGGCATTGATATATCGAAATACGATGAAGAAAACAGGCGTGCAGCAGAAAAGAAATACAAGCCGACAGATTGGCCCGTGGTGCGAAATGGCGTTGTTACAGGCATCACCGAAGGCAACGGTCAGCACAAAGCACCTATCGTTTGTTGTATACCACGCCTGAATCCCGACCCACGGCATCTGGCTGATTGGGAACTGTTTTACGCAGAGAACAAAGACAAACACAACCTCAGACCCTATATAGGGTATAATCGTGCGCTGCATCACGTCCAGCGCGAGGCTGTGCAGAAGGCAATGGACATCGGGGCATCACACATCCTGTTCACTGAGTCAGATCAGTATCGATACCCGCTGGACGGTCTGGACGTGCTGTTGGAAGCAGACAAAGATGTGATTGGATTCAGAACGTATGAACGCAAATACCCGTACAGGAATATGTGTTACCGCAAAACAAAACCCGACGTCAGTATGATCATCCCGTCAGAGGAAATGAAGGCACAGGAAGCATACCTGATACCGTTTGGTCAACACGCTGTTGGAGAAGGCGGTGGCGATACGGTCCAGACCTGTGACCTGATTACGTGGGCATTCACATTGGTTAAGACATCGGTTTTCGAGAAAATGGAAAAGGCGTGGGGCAATGTATTGGTCAGTCAAAGAGATTTGCTGGCATTGTCTGGCCGTTATCGCATTGGCACATTTACAAAAGACGCGCTGATGGAAGCAAAAGAAAGGGTTGCCAGTGATGAGCCGTTGGGCTTGCAACCGTTTAGGCAGTGGGGGCCACACCCGACAGATTCATTTTTCTGTCAGTATTGCGAAGACTTGGGAATTGAGCGTCACGTTCACTTCGGCGCAACGATTGCACACGGCGACGTATTGCCCGATGATATTCTGATGGCTCGACGACTGCACGAATCCAAGAAGATGTCACCATACAATCCGCATGCTGTTTCAATGCCATTAGAGGATGATTACGGAAATGTATACGCACCTGATTTCACCCACCTGCCCGAAGTGGCGCGGCAAGATATTGAAACTGATAAACACGCTTACGGCGGAGATGGCACACCGGGTCCAGTTAATAAGTCTGAAGTGGGGATGCGACAGTCGGCTCAAGTATTACAAGCCGAAGAAGGATAGAAAAGACATCCTGCTTTTAGATGCACTGTCGTTGGGTAACATCGATAGCACTTTGCAGCGTGCAGCCGGAATGATGAACAGTGACAGCATAATGTTCATCAGCGATACGCGCGAAAAGCCATCCGTGCTATCACCAGAAACGCGTCGGGTGGAAAAGCAGAATTTGGTGCGCTGGCTGCGCCGCAATAATTTGGAAATGACAAAAAGCTGGCTGACTGATGATAAGCGCATCGCAGCCACGGCAATTTTGCAGGATCACAAAAAAATCGACTGTGAATATCCTGCTGACTCTCACTATGAATTGGCGATACAATGAACATTCTGATTACAAATATTGATCTGATGGAAATCGGCGGGACGCAAACGTGGACAAAAACAGTGGCAGAGGAATTGGTCAGTAACGGTCACAGCGTTACATTTGTGTCAGGTCGCATCGGAGATTACTACAACAAGGAACTGGCGTTGCTGGGTCCAGCCATTAAAGGCACCCGAGATGTCCATAGCTTCGATTTCGCGATAGTTAATCACCCCATAGCCTTCGGCTATCTCTTTAGGACCGATCTGTTCTGTATGAGCGTTACACACGGCCCGACGCACAAGCTGGAAACGCCAATCCTTGGCGCTGGTAAATATTTCTGCGTTAGTGAAGAAATAAGAGACACGTACAAAGACATTTTTGATATGGAAGTGATCAGGCAGCCTGTCGATGTGGATATGTTTCAGCCGAATTGGGCTGAGTGGTCAACGGAAATTCCACTGGTTAATACGGACTCTGAAATGCCGCGTGTTTTCATAAACTGCAAGAACAAAATGGCAATGGAAATGGCAATGGAAGCGTGTGCGACAGCAGGGTTCTCGTACGATGCAATGCACTACAAAGAAAGCCCGGTTTACGATCCTGTTGAGAAGATGCAGAAATGCAATATCGCAATCACGTCGGGCAGGGGTGCAGTCGAGGCAATGGCAATGGGTATGGGCGTCATTGTTTTTAATGCGCGGAGGGATCGGCGTGGTTATGTTTTGGGCATTAATGCCGACGGATGGATAACTCCCGAAAATGTAAAAAATTTGGCGTCAGTAAATTATTCAGGGCGCTTTAAGAGCGATGACTGGGATGTGGACCAGATCAGAAACGCGTTAACGCAGTGGCAGAGTAAACGTGTGATGCGGAAATGGGTCGAGAACAACCATAATGCTCACGACATCGTAGATCGGTTTGTTGCCGAGGTGGAATATGCTAATATCGCATCGTAAGACAGGAAAAAAGCTGAAGGGTTTGACGATGAAGGGCCATTCACAGATGGCAGTGGAAGAATATAAGGGGTGGGAGATTATTTGGGGTGCAGGTGGTCCGGGCAGCGATACAAGGCAGCCCATTTATTACGCAAGGTTGCGCTCTCGACGCATAAAGAGCAATACAATTGAAACCGATAAATATCCTCGGCTTAGAGATGTAAAAAAAGCCATTGACACTTTTCAGGACTCTGAATTTGGGGAAGACGAAAAGAAAACGGTTGTGGGGGTTTAGATATGGCACAAAACTTTTTCTCACTCATCGGCAAAAACGCACCCGATGAAATACGAAGGCTCGAAGAAGAGCGAATGGCATCGCTCAGGGGTAGCGCACCGCAACGTCAACAGCTATCGCCTCGCGCCTCTGTGCCAATCGGCGGGGGTGGCACAACTCCCGTACAGGACAACAGAGGCACAGTAAGCCCTGCTGGTGGCGCAGGAACACCCCCGGCGGGTGTAGGGTCATCGCCGCAGCAACCTGTAGGTGTGCAGCCTTTGCAAGCCGGAGGCACATTTTCGCCGACGCACGCAACAGGCAGTGGCAGAACTGGTGAAGGCACTCCAATTTCTTCACCGCAACCCATTGCGCCGATAGCGCCTGTTGGCAGTGAGCCAAGCTCACCGCAACCCATTCAGCCGATTCAACCGATTTCTTCACCGCAACCCATTCAACCCATTCAACCCATTCAGCCGATTTCTTCACCGCAACCGAATCAACGACAGTTGAGAATGGCCGAAGCCGAAGATCTGGCAAGGCAACAAGCGCAGTTTGGATCACAAGAACAGTGGAGAGAAGCCGAAGATCGGGCAAGGCAACAAGCGCAATTGCGGTCACAAGAACAGTTGAGAATGGATGAAGACCGGGCAAGGCAACAAGCTCAGTTAGAAGCACAGGCAAGACAGCAAGCGCAATTGCGGTCACAAGAACAGTCCAATCAACTGAGAATAGCTGAAGCACAGGCAAGGCAACAAGCGCAGTTACAAGCACAAGACCGGGTGAGAATGGCCGAAGCCGAAGATCGGGCAAGGCAACAAGCGCAGTTACAAGCACAAGACCGGGTGAGAATGGCTGGCGGCGAAGCACGGGCAATGCAGCAAGCGCAGTTATCACCACTAGAACAGTCGAAATTGGATGAACAGTTGTTGAGAGTGGCACAAGACCGGGCAAGGCAACAAGCGCAGTTATCAGCATTAGAACAGTTCAATCAGCCGAGAGTGACACAAGATCGGGCAAGGCAGCAAGCGCAGTTAGAACAGTTGCGATTGATGGAGCAGTTGCGAATGGAAGATGAGCGAAATCGACTATCTCAATTAGGGTAAGAAAATTATTACGAGGATATAACTATGCCACCGGGAATTGGATATGACGAAAGATTTTTTTCTGCTCTGGGCCGTGGCGCGCCGCGTCTATCTCCAGAGGAAGAAGAAGAAATGTTTAGACGGCTACAAGAAGAACAAGACATTGCACATGAATTTAGGCGACCAGATTTCAATGCTATATCAGACTCCTTGCGCCAGTCAGGTGCAAAAATGGACCCTTGGGCTGGTCCAGTTGACGCGCAAAGTATTTTTCAAGAGCAAAGAAATACCAGAGATGCCAATTTAGATAGCGCGTTAGCACATAACCAGAGAAGCATTGATGATATAAATAATAGACTACAAGATCCTTCGCGTTTTCACGCGATTCAAGATTCTATGCGCCAGTCAGGTGCAAAAATGGACCCTTGGGCTGGTCCAGCCGGGGCATCAGGACAGGCAGGATTAGAAAGACGTCGTGATAGGGAAGAGCTAACAGATTTAGAACGCCGTCGCAGGTTGCTTTTTGATCAGACATACCCTGAACGGATCAAATGACGCCACGACGCTGATCCACAAAATTCTATCGCCAGTAAAGATTGTGCGCCACAACAATCAAGGTAAGCTATGCCATCAAGATCAAGATTTTCTTCAAGACCACAAAGCAACTTTTTCGCCTCTTTAGGTCAAGGCATTCAAATGACGCCAGAGGAAGAAGAAGAGCTGCGTCTGCTGATCGAAGAACAGCAACGGGAACAGGAGCTTTACGATAGGGAGTCAGAAGAAGAGCTGCGCTTGTTATTCGAAGATCAGGATCGCATTGAGCGTGAGCGCCAACAGTTCCCGTTTTTGAACCTCGGCACAGACCATGCAGATGTGACTGATCGTCAGGGATATGCAGATGCTATTGACGCTGCTAATCGTGGCGCAAGTAAACTGCTCCGCCCTACTCTTGGGCTTCCTTTTACTTCGCTTACCGACGAACAAACACTTGATGTATTACGCGAGGCGCAGGAGATTGGAGAAACGCCTGTTCCCGGCGTCAGAGATTTCAACAAAATGTTGGGTGAGGCCGCTGAAAGAGCTGCAAAACACACGTATTTAACAGGCCCCCGTGGTGTGCCACCAATTCCTGTTGGTAAAATGATTGCTCCGGTTGTTGGTGGCGCAGTGGAGATGTTTAGCCCTGCGCCTGAAACAGTGGCGGAAATACCATTCGCTGCAATGGACTTCACAGCTGTCGGTATGGCAATGGCGGCGTCGCCAACGATTATAAGAATGCTGCGACGTCTTGGGTTGGATTTTGTTGATGCTTCGGACGAAATCATTGAACGTGCATATCGGGAAAATCGCACAGCAGCAATTCAAGGCGCAGAAACGTCAGATTTGCAAGCACGGCAGAATGAACTTGATGCACAAACCGCTGATGCGCTGGATGAAACAGGTGATATTCCTGATGCACTTGCAGAAGAATTTGGGCAGGTTGAAACTGAATTGCGAAACAGGGGTGCGCAACGATTTCAAGGCCCAAGCGATCACGATCAATCCACTGTGGGCTTATCTGGCGCATCAAATGAGCAACTTGTGGGAAGGCGCAATGCGATTGAGACAGAGATGCGTGCGCTGGACGAACGAAATGCCACAGAGGGGTTGACGCCAACACTTCGGGAAAGGCGAGAACATTTGCGCGTAGAGAATATGCGTATTCAGGATGAGTTTATTCGACGCGCAGAACACGGATCAAATGACGCCACCTTGTGGGATCGCTTGACTGAAATTTCTAGAATCTTCAATCGAACAGGTGGGGCTGGCGATGAAGCAGATCGTTTAACGTCTGAGTATGATGCAATTGCTCAAGAACTTGCTCGCCGGGAAGGGGCTGGCAATACTCGGGGAATTATTGAACGCGCACAAGAATTGTCAAGAGAGGGAATTGATCGGGCAACAGGTCGTAATATTATTCCCGCTTTTGAAGATAGCGGACCCATTTCGGAAATGTCTTATGGTGGGCTAGATCGCCGACTGTCAGAACTGGATGAACTGTATGATCCAAATGGTCCTGCCGATGAAGGCCTTCAACGCTTGCGTAGCGAGGTGATGGCAGAACTTAATAGGCGTGATGAGCAGATCGTTCGTCAAGAGACAGAAGTGTATAGATCGGTGGGTTCGCTCGATGAGCAAAGAAAGAGATACGAGCGCCTCGCCCAAATGTACGCCGACCGTGCAGCAGATGGCGGTCAGGGCCAATTCTCTGTGCTGTCCCGACGAATGCAAATGTTGTTTGAAATGGACACAGAGGATTTGATAAACAGAAGTTTTGCAATGGGAGGGCAAGAGCGACCGTTGCCCGAAATTGCGGCAACGGCAGAACTGTTGCGGCGTGCTAGAAATGGTGACGGCGCTGCCGCCGATGCGCTTGTTGGCAGTAGGGAAAACTCGCTGTCTCTGCATTGGTCGAGAGATCAAATAAATGATTGGATAATAGAAAACCCAACAGGCTCA